TGGCAGAATCGCTTGTGCCAACTTTCACACTTCCAATCGTTTCCGATAAAATACCACCGGCCAAAAAGGCATCTGATAGTACCTTTGGTGTGGCGTCGCGGTTGGCGAGGAGCGTAGATTTTAAAAAGCTGCTCATTTCATCCCCCCATTACCTTGCGTAGACAACGACGACTTTTTTCTCTTCAAGTCGTGTGCCGCCATAAGTACCCATACAGTACGCCTGATACGGTAGACCTTGTAAGTCTTTCCGTTGAGAAATATCAGTCGTAAGATCCATCCACATCCCTAGGTAAGCCCCGGACTTCAACCAGATCGGAACCTGAGTTGATTGACCGCCCTGATCATCAGTACCCGGAAGCAAAAGCTCGGTATGAACGAACTTAAAGCCCAAGAATTCCGTGACTCGTCCTTCTTCCAAAACATATTTCGAGTTGAAATCGCTCGAAATGACTTGGATTTCGGACAGTAGCGTATCGTGATTGATCGCATTGATTGCACAGTAGACTTCAGGATTTTGGTTGAAGTCGATTGCGTAGTTCGTCATCAGGATTTTCTTAGCCTGACGAAGCTTTGCGACCGTCAAATTGTTTGGCGATGCGGCACCTTGCTGCACGCCTACATATTGACCGTTGCCTGACACGCCACCGGTGCTCGGTAGGTTTGTCACAGTTCCGCCGGAATTTCCGGTGTTGTTCGCGTTCACAAGACCAGAGATGATCTCCATGTCCATCGCACGTCCAAGCGCATAAGTAGCGTTTGTGACATAAGAAGACGTTGGGTCAATCAAGAGCCGGAGTTTGTCGAACGTATCGATCAACTGCGGGAGATCGTAATCTTGCGGGTAAACCCACCGACGATCCGTTTGCGCATCCACGCGAGCCATATTGTTGTAACGGCCCGTTACTTTGTTCGCGACTATTGGCGCGAATTGATCAACAGGAGATGCTTGTTGACCGACATGTGTCCCACTCATTACGCATGAACGAAGAACAGAGCCCTGCTGTTGCAGTTTCAACTGAATGTTGGTGCTGTACTGGTTTACGTAAAATAGCGGGATGTTTGAGTTTGTCCCTGGTCCAGCCATGGGATAACATCCTTTCAAAAAAAGTTTCCGTACTTTTCTCGAATGGCTTATCCCTTTCGGGGTCCATCTTCCCTAACGGCCAGGGCTAGGCTGCCGTCTCTCCGACACTGTCACACCGGGCGCTATGGCTTATCGATGTGACCTTATGGGAAATCTTCTTAAGCGAAAAATCAAGTCCTACTTGACTATTTTTTATGCAATCGTCTTTTCGCCCGGGAACGCTAGTTTATTTAAGCGATTCCATTCGTTCAAAGACTCAACATCGCCGCGATTGACTTTCTTGACGAACTTCTGGTCATTGATCAAGGTCTTGATCTTTGCGTAGGCTTCTTCGGCCGTTTCTGTTTTAGGCGGAGCCGGTGGCGCTCCTCCATCGATAAAGGGTGATTCTCCCACGGCATCTCCAATCTTTTTAAGGGTTTTGAAAAGGGCATCACGTCCTTGGGCAGCTTCCATCGTGTTCAAGGTTTTTTCATCAAGACCAAGGACTCTAACGCCTTGTTTTGCGATATTGAGATTTTGGTCATAACTAGAGCCCCATTCCTTCTTCAGATTGTCGTCGGCCTGGCGGATGGCGAGGGCGCGCGCCTCGCCTTGCGATTTGGCCAAATCTTTGAATGCGCCATAAATGCCCTGGGCCTGGGCTTTGGTCACAGCGTTTTTCGCGAAAGATCCCTCTAAGAATTCCACGAATTTCGGATCCGCGCCTTGTTCTCGTGGGAGCTCATATCCTTTGGCGTCTTTCGGGGCCCCAAGCCTTTCAAAGATTGGCCTTACGTTCTCACCTTCGAGCTTTTCCGGGATGACGAAAGTTCGATCTGGCGGCGAAGAAAACTTCGCTTCCAGATTCTTGTAGCTTTCGGCCAAAGCTTCGGGCGTCTTAAATCCCTTATTGGTGATGTAGGATCTGGTTTCTTCTTTGAAACCGCTCGTCCATTCGCCTGTGGGCACAGACGTCAAGGTCGCGCCAGCCGATGCCGGCGGTGGCGGTGTGGCGGTCGGTGCTGGCGGCGGTGTGGTTGGTGCTGCTTCTGACATTTCTCAACTCCTTAGAGAATTTTATCAATCCCTGTCTTTTCCGGTTCCGGATCTCGCGCGAATCGCAGGATCCATTTGTGCTGGTCTCGCGCCCAATCAAGAAAGTTTGGGATGGCTGTTTTCCCTTCCAAAACCGTGCTCTTAACGAAAGCAAAACCAGACTTAAACATGAATTCACGCAGCCAGTGATTTGTCCAGGTCTCCGAAATCGGAGATCCCTCAAACATCGGTTCATCAGGTTTGACCAAAAGAGCATGGACTTTCCGACTGAGATCGAGAAATTTGTTATACTTTTCCGCGGCTAACTGAATGGATGCCTGGAGCTCCATGGCTGCCCTTTCGTGGTCTTTCAGAATGGCCAAAACTTTCTTTTTCACTTCGCTCATGAATGATCCTCTTTCGGATGAATTTCCTTAACCACATGGAGCCGATAAATCTCATCAATTGACAATTCCAGATTCTCAACGATTCTGAGCCATACCTCGCGGCGTCCCTCTTGGAGAGCGTGCTTTCGCGGATCCGGATCGAATGTCGAATCATAGGCCCTACAGAATTTCGCCAGATCTTTTAAGACTATATCAACATAGGGCGATTTCTTATCGAAGACGCGGTTGTACGCGACATTACGGCCCAAGATCCTGTCTCGGTACTCCTTGATTGTTTCTCTAATCATTTATCCAGTCCGTTGCTGTTGTTGCTGCTGTTGCGGGAGTTGGCCTGCGGCAGCTTTCGCTTTGATTACGCCAGCCGCGGCCGGCGCCGCTTGAATGGCGAGTTGAGCCTGCTGCATCTTAGCGGCATGCTGCCTTAATTGTTTCACTCTTTGCGGTGAATTCATCCAAGAAATCGGAACGCCATTCGCGTCGGCGATCGCTGGACCCGCAATGTCCATGTTGATCAAATGAAGCACTGAGGGATCCTGTGTCCCTTGCGCGTACTGCATAAACGCTTCCAAAGTCCGAAGAGCGCCGGAGACCTGATCTGCTTTTTGCGCGCGGGAAATTGGTGTGTCATAAATGATCTTGTATTGGCCTTTTGCGGATCGGAGCATGCGTGGCTGTGGTGGCAATAATCCCTGACGAGCAAGGATATCTAGTTCCCGGTCTATCATTGGCCCGAGGTATTCCGATTGTTGCCGACCAATCGTGGGGGCTAATAGAATACCCTTTTCTCGGGTACGCTCCATCACTTCGGTCGCAGTCATCTCCGGATTCTCAGTCAGAATCTGGAACAGATTCACGAGAAAGGTATCGTTTATTAGCTTGCGCTCATCCTCCATCAACTCCTTGCCCTCAGGAATATTCCCCACAGGCAAAGGCTGAATGAGAAGTCGTCCGTCTTTGGTGATCCCGCCGGCGTTGACTGAGCCTGGCTCTAAAGAAAACGCGTCAATAACTCCATCATCGTGTGCCAAAAGGACAGGATCGAGAGCGCGATGCCCGGCCTTGAGCATGGTTTTCTTTTCTTCATTGAGCGTTTTAATCGCCGGTAATACGTCCATTGCCGGCGAGCGGCCATAAGCTTCGAAGGGAGCTTGCCGATATCGCGAAATCGCGTATGGGAATCTTCGATATCCCCCTTTTGCGACAAGCTTTCTCCCTTCGATACTCACATAGTAAGATGCGAAGGGCATTCCGCGATAGTCCCGCTTGAATGGATCTCGATCTTCGTTTGGCCCTACCCAATGAATTATGAAAAACTGGCGGTCCGGCTGATCAGTAGCAACGGATGAAATCTGTTCTGGACACGCATCTTTGAATTTCTGCACCGCTTGACGGGCAGTCATTATGAAATACCGTATGACCCTATCCACAATGCCTTGATGATTTTCCTGTAAATAAAGCTGGCCCAAATGGACGTTACGGTAACGAATACCAAGATCCCCAGCGAGATCATCAATAAGCAATGCGCCCGTGCCGTACGCGCCAAGTGACAAATACTGTTCCTGATTTTGCGAAGCAAAGTTCGATCGTTGAGCATACCTTTGATCAAAGACTATCTGATTTACCTTCTCAAACCATAGTCTGGTTTCTTTATCCCGATTCAAAGCCGGGTCATTGGCGCGTAACTGATGCCAGAATTGATTTCTCGGCGTTAGGAGAGAGTCAAGAATAGCTCCGAAGCGCTGGAGTGCTAGGATTCCGGTCGAATCGTAGACTTGAGTCATGCGCTTATCACCCATCTGAGTGATCTGCGAATAGTTCTGAAAAAGATACGAATGGTCCGGGTAAATCCTTTGCGCGATCTCAGTCCAGTGCGTGTTCCAGTTTCCGCGTAGACCAAAGAGGTAATTGAAATCCGCTATAATCTTGGCGGCGAGCTCGTCTTCACGGTCTGTGCCATGGCCGGCGACCGCATGGCCGGATGAAACGTTATCTGTTCGATCAAATCCCGTAAGCGCGGCGGCTTCCATTTATGACCCCAATAGAACGTGCCCAGCCGTGGGCGTTTGAGTTAGGACACCTTGTCCGCCGGTGAAAAGCGTGGAAAACGTCTTTAATTGATCTTCGTAGGTAAGTTGTTGTTGGTCTTGTTGAACCTGAATGCTTTGCGGGGCAGGTGGCGTAGGTGGAGTAGGATTGTTATTGGTCCCTATGGCTTGCTGTATTGCCCCAGGTTGATTCGTTGGGCTTCCTGAAAATCCCAGAAAATTGCCAATCTGATTGGCATCATTGAGTGGATTTAAGAAGGAGTTGTCGAACCATCCCATGAAAAAATTATGGGCCCAATGGCATATTTTTCAACCAAAATCAATGTCGCACCCGACTCCCTTGGCCTTTCTGGCCGTGCCAGAGTCTTTATAACCGTCGAAGCTGACTTCGCTGCCTACGCCTTGGGCAATGCGTCTTTTGGGAATCTGGAACGATCCTGAGGTTTTTGAGTCGCGTCTAGCGACATGGCAATGGAATGTTACGGCTAAAGCATCGGCAAAGTCTGGAGATCCAAGCCTTGGGAGCCTTTTTTTCATTTTCTCTTTGGCTTCGAGCTTTATCCGCTGCTCGCGACCAATGTACTCATATTCGGGCCCCACGAGCTCCTCGACTAATCGCTTGCCGTTTTCAGATACGCCGTCAAGTTGTCCGCCAGGGATCCAGTCTCTCATCTGCGCCCACATCTCAGTCCGGTGATCAAACCAAGTATCATCGCCCGAAGCGGATCCAAATATCACTTCGTGGATCCGCTTATAGCCCATTTCCTTTAGCCGATCGATGACGCCCGCGCCCGCGCCGGAATCGATCATTACGCCATCTGGATCATATTCATCGATAACGCTCGCAAGTTTATTCGCGACCGTCATGTTATCGGCACCCATCATAACTATCGGTGGAATGCTTCGGGCGTCGCGGCCCTGGCGGAAAAAGAACACGGTTCGATCGTCGCCGTAGCGAGCTATGTCCACGCCGATCAAAAGCGGCGCATAATCATCAAGCCTGGAGAGATCTCGTTTGCAAGCTCGTTCCACTTCGGAGCGGCTAATGAATTGCTGGTCACCGACTTCCGGGAATTCCCCCAAAACTTCAACGCGGGCTTGGCGGCTATTAATTCCATACTTTTCGATGATCTCTTTGTGAGTTTGCTCTTCTCCCCCGCCTTCGACTGATCGTGCATCGATCTTTCGGCTTCGCCAATATCGAGCATGCTCGTGAAAGCAATCATAGAATTGACCGGAATTTGACCGCGGGTTACTGAGCGCGAACCAGAACCGATAAGGCGTTATCTCAGTAAAGAATCCATCGGTCACGGTCCAGATCGGAACTGGGATCCCAGATGCTTCATCGTAAAGCACCATAAGACCAAGGTCGTTATGGGAGCCGGCAAAAGCATCCGGATTATCTTCAGTCCAGAGTTCACCTTTGGCGTAATAGAGCTGGTGATCAGTTTCAAGATCGCTCGCCATTTCTTTTCTAAGCCAATCAGTCGGCATGATGCTTTTTTGTGTGCGTTCAAACCAATAGGAATTGATCGAGAGAGTCAGCCATTTTCCAACTTCCGCAAAGGTTCTATGTGTAAGCTGAGCGTCAGTGTTCGCGGTAATGATAACTGAACTTCCCAACTGACACGAAAGCTGCCAGAGGGTAAGCCAAGCAACGAAAGCACTTTTGCCAATACCGCGGCCTGAGCTAATCGCGCATTTATAAGTTCCGGGACTTTTGCCATTTTTGATACGCTCTTTATTCTCTTGAATAAAGCTTGCGATGTTGAGTAGTTCTTCTTTTTGCCATTCACGTGGCCCCCTCATGCGTTCAAGACGTGAGCCCTTTTTCCCCCATGGGAATGCCATCATCACCCAGTTGAACGGGTTGTCCTTGATCTGCGGCGACCACATGAGCGTCATCAGGGCCTTGGTATCTTTTGGCGCGACCCTCATTATCTATTTCCCCCCGAGCATAAGCGAAAATTTCCCCGCGATGATCATTTACCCAAAGAAGCGCATCTCGCCAGGGCTGCTCTAGGAATACTACCATATGTGCAAATTGGAAAAGTAATGGATAGTTGCTTGGATTAAATTTATCTAGCACCCATTGAGGGACACCAGCGACTCGCAACGCTTCCCTACATCTAGAAGCCTGCGCGATAAGCTTGAGATCATCCGGCGTCTTCGAAAACATGTAGCATAACCTGGCCGACTTCGGCTTTGTAAACGAATGATCCAATGTAGCCCGTGCGATTAAACTTCATCGGGATCTCTTTATCCTCGTGAAAGATCACAAACTTCCTATTCATTGATCTGCCGCCCGGATCCACCAACACAAAAAGGCATGGCTTTTTGTTGAACACATCAACCGTCAATAGCTCCGAGTTGAATGGGATA